GTTACAGTTGTTACTGACGCTATGTTGGAAACAATGGTATTGAGAGATATCTTTGGATTTGAGAATGTAATTATCGGAGAAGCTCAATACGAGAACAAAAATCTACAACAAGTATCTACAGAAACTGATGACTTAGTAGACATCTGGGGTAAGAAAGTATTAGTTTTCCATTCAGTTGCTCAGCCAAATATGTACGATACTACATTCATGAGAACGTTTGCTAAAAGAGATTGATTAGTTGCTGGTTCATTTTCTCCATCAGAGGAACAGAGATTTGCTCAAAAGATCGAATCAGGATTGATTGTTGAAAACAAATACGATTTGTCTTTCATCGATAACCAAGCAGGATTCTTGATTGAGAACGCTATAGCTTAGTTTTATTTTCTTATATAATTCAAGATGATTGCAAACAGAAATCTTTTAGTCTGACAAGACTATTACGCAAAATGACAAGAAATAAAAAAAAATGACAAAAACTTTAAAGAACTCAATGACGCATGATTTGTGGATTGAGTAGAAGAAGTAAAAACAAAAGCTGAGATAAAAGCTGAAGAAGAGGCTGAGTTACTAGCTCAACTAGAAAAAGAAGAGGCTGAAGCAAAAGCAAAAGCAAAAGCAGAAACAAAATAAAACAACAATCATCTGACACGGATGACGTGTGGCTCATACGCCTACGTGTCCCGTGTCAGATTTTTTATTTACTTAAAAAATACCCAAATGTACTCAACAGAACTTGCTATAAAATCAGAAGCATGACTTACAACAAACCCCTACATAACATCAGCTATTGTTCAAACAATGCAAATAAGAGCATACAGTATAATACAAAGCACCCTTGCTAACATCTACACTATCTCAGAACTAGTACCATCAAATAATAGATTCTTTGATAGTCCTGCTTCTGCTTTGTTATCCAATATCGAGACACTACTATCAGCAGGATATTTATTGATGAAATCCTACTCTGTAGATGATATAGGGAGACAAGAAATAGCGAAAGACAAAATCAATGAGGCTTACAGCATAATGAATAGTATCGCTAGCCAAAAAATGCGTCTGTTTGCGGTGGACATGACAGAGTTTTCTAAGCAATGAAGCAAACAGATGTGACCTACTATATCTAAAATCACTACTGACCCTATCTTTACAACTTTAGATAAACATTAAATGGTGGTAAGTTTGAATTTCAAAATAATGTGATGAGATACTCTCGAGAGAAATCTCAATATAGCCATAGGCAAGATCAAGGATTTTTCTACTCCCCTACAAGAATCAATGGAGGAGATCAAAAAAAACACAGACAAAAACTTTGACAAAAAAACCTCTGACACCGCTGGTCGTTGGTCGTATCTGTCGTCGGCTACACTAAATGCTCGTGCAAACAAACGATGACACTATAGAAAAAATCCATCAAACCCTGGTATATTGCGTCGAACTGGCGATCTACAGGAATCAGTCAAAATATCTGTAACCTCTATAATGTGATCTATAGAATACACCTCCCCGTATGCAGTATATCATCAAATATGATGATGAGACGTACCACGTAGGAAATTTCTAGAGCTAGACAATAAAACAAAAGCAAATATAGTGAGGAGGTTTCAAACATACGCACGGAGTAGTTTGGTAACTTAAACAATTGCAAGGGGCTACAAAACATAGTATATGTGTACTATGCATGACATAATCACAGCCTTCCAAATTCTCTTTAAGGAGGAAATACTAGCTAATCAGCTAGGAACCATCGCGAAAATAAAAACAGTATACTGGTGAGAGACCGACAACATACCGCTAGAATGAGTACCAGCACTAATGATTGAATGAATATCTAGTAATTACATACCCTACCACCAATACGACCGCAGAGAGCACCCAATCAGAATCACTGTAATCATGGACGCCAGAAACAATTACGGTAACCCAGAATACGATGTAGTAGATCACAAACAAGAGCTAATAGATCTAGTAGAGTGATGCGGTGTGGCTGATAGTATAGTAAGACCAGACACAATCCTTTGAATCATACAAAACAACTCTTGTTTGGATTTGATGAAATGACTCATAAACATCAGAGTAATGAATGAAATTAGAGACGTTTCGGTACAATATTCACAAACATCAAACAAATGATACAATGCATACGAAGCAACAATAAGCCTCACCGCTCTTGCTACTGGTGCTAGATACTAGTGTTTTAATACTCATTACTACTCATGAAATTCATAAATACGACGGAAAGAATCATACCAATAAACGGTATGCAGTCTCGGGGTCCAGGGGAAATTAGAGACGTCAAAACAGATCGGATGATCATGACGTTGTTTCGTTCTTTGGAAATAAGAAATTGTGAAGAACTAGAAATAGAGAAATGAAACAAAAAACAAAAAAGGTAAGAATTATATTTTTTTATTTTTAATACTATTATACTAAAAATGGCTACTCCTGGTGCACAAAATTCTAAATACGGTTATATGACTATCGGAACGCAACCAAACCCTACCACTACTGTACAAACCCCTAACGCTATCGCTAGAATAGATTGAGACATAATAAAAACGGTGGAAATAGTAAAGAATTCATCAATACAAAACATCTATAATAATGCATCTACTATAGTAGAAGGCAACCAAACAACAGAATGAAGCATCAATACAGAGATGAGTCCTATTGATAGTGTTTTCCCCCTCTATGGAGTACTTGGATCTATTGTTTCTACTGATGTTTCTTCTGCTGCAAATCTTTCTGTATTTAGACACGTTATCTCGCACTCATTGTGTGGGTTGCCTGCTTTCTCTGCTGAGCAGAAATCATGATGATGTGGATGAGGTAACTCAGACCCTACAGGTCAGACTCATATGATATCTAGAGCCTTTGGGTGTCACATTGATAAAACAGAAATGAGTATAGAGGAATGAATATTGAAGTTGAATTACGATATCAAAGCTTACGGAGCGTTTGATGTTGCGTTCTTGAAAATAAACGAGAGAGTACAACAATCATCTGTTGTTGTTTCTGGTGCTACTCGACTTGCACAGAAAATAACGTTTACTGTAACTTGACATGGTAGATCTATCAATGATATAATCACTATTGCTGGCGTTACACCTACTCAATACAACGGTTCGTATCGTATTGTACAGATAATTTGAGTGAATAGCTTTGTAGTCGATAAGATAACTAATCCATGAGCATATACATCAGGATGAACTATGGTGAGACTAAGTATGTTTGGTTTTGATTCTTGATCTGTTAAAGGACTAGTAGCTGGAGATACAGTAAGGTTTTATGAAAACGCTACAAAAACAGTCGAGGAAGTTGTTTTAGTGTTTGTTGACGAATTAAACGATGTACTGGCTTTCAATAATGTTTTGTCTACAGTATTCACCGTAGCAAACGACACTAAGGTAGAACTAGTACAAAAAACAGTATCTTATACCACCCCTATCTTATTTGGATTCAAAAATGTAAAAATCAAGACCGGTGACACATTATCTCTAGCACAAGCAGGAGAAGCGTATGACGTCAACACTTTGACATTCACTATGCAAAACAACATCGAGACTAAATATGGTACGGAGTTTAATACAATCAAAGAAACAGGATGAGATTATATGTTTGATCTTTGATTGTTGTTTAGGAATCTCGAAATAAGAGACCAATTCAGAAAGAGAGACGAGCAGGCTATGATTATAGAGATAGATAATGGCTCTATCATCTCAGCAACTGACACCAACAACCAAACATACAAGATAATGATAGAAGTACCAAGATTTGTCTACGAAACTCGTGAGGCTCCTACTGCTTCCGGCGGTCTTATAGAAGAAAGTGCTACATGATTAGTTTTACATTCTTTCGCTGAGTGATATTCAGTAAAAATAACAGTACGAAACAACAAAGCAGGAACTTACTATACAGGATAATCTTTTATTTTTTCATATATTTGTTTATGAGATTTATCGTACCTAATATCACAAAATCTATAGAGTTGCCTAGTTTTCCATGATCAGTAGTGATTATGAGAAGTTCTCTAAATACAGCAGAACAAAGAGACTTGGTAAAAAAATACAAAGACATCCAAACCGATCAATCCCAAGCAATAGACATGGGTATTGATTCTATAGTTATGCTTATCAGTTCTCGAAGTTTTACAGACGATAACGACAAGACTTTGGCTATTACTAGAGATATCATCGAACAACTACCATCAGAAGATTTTGCTTTATTACTTGCAAATCTTTCACTCGAAAAAAAAGGCTAGAGGAAATGAAGATCATACGAGAGGCGGTGATCAATGAAAGCAAGGAAGATTTAAGCCTGCTTGTGTCTCCAGAGAGTTATCAGGAATCCTTACAGATGTATAACGATATATCGCTTTGTGAGTCTTTCTGATGGACCCCGCAAGACATCCTTTCTATGCCTCATAATTATTATCAATCAGCCCTCTCCATTACTCTAATAAAAAACGCAAAAGAAAAAAAACAAGCAGACAAACAAAAAAACGAAACAGAAAAAAAACAAGCTTTATCTCGCCTAAAATCAAAACATGGACAGCGTTAAACTGATTATCTCTGCTGTGGATCAGGCATCCTCTGTTTTACAGCAGATAAAGGGTAACGTATCCAATATGGCTGATTGATCTAAGAAATCAATCAGTGTTTTTACTGATTCTATAGAAAAGAATAGAGATAATCTAGAGTCTTTAAGAAATATTAGTGCTTTAGCGTCTGGTTGACTTATCGCTATAGGTGTTTCTTCTTTACAAACTGCTGGTAAGTTTGAAAAGTATAGAGAGGTATTATCTCTAGCTATGTGATCACAAGAAGAAGCAATCAAAACTATGGAGATGATCAAAGATGTTGCATCTAAGACGCCTTTTGAGTTGTGAGCATTGACTGAATCCTACACGAGACTAGTGAACGCATGAATAACACCAACAAGAGAAGAATTAATTAAGTTGTGAGATGTTGCATCATCACAAGGTAAGTCTTTCTCTCAATTCTCTGAGGCTTTACTTGACGCAAAGACTTTTCAGTTTGAACGTTTAAAAGAGTTCTGAATAGCGACATCTGTTTCATGAGATGATGTTTCTTTTACATTCAAAGGTATAACTTCAACAGTCAAGAAAACGGACAAAGAAATACAAAAGTACCTTATATCTTTGTGAGAGTTGAATTGAATACAGGGTATGTCTGAGCTTATCTCTCGTACACTAGATGGGAAACTATCTAATCTTTGAGATGAGTTTTTGAATCTAAAGCTTGTTATTTGAACAAAATTACTACCTGTGATTGTACCTTTTGTTGATTTTATGATCGATTCTGTAAAAGCAGTGTCATCGTTTGTGTCGGCTAATCCAGAATTCGTCACAATGTTACTTATAATAGGAACCGCAATTACTGCATCAGTTGCTGCTCTTGTTTCTCTCGCTCTTATTGTACCTTCTGTGATCTCTGGTATAGGTTTTCTGTCTTTAGGGTTTGGACTTTTATGGGCCGCTATAACTTGACCTATATGATTAGTTATCGCTGGTATAGGGTTACTGTTTCTTGCATACCAAACGAACTTTCTATGAATTGGGACTATTATCGACAGCCTTGTTTGATGAGTTTTTGTAGTAATTCCTGCCGTACGAGACATGGTTGTATCTAGCGTAAGCGCTGGGTTATTGTATTTGTATAATTGATTCAAATCAACACGAGAAGCTATAGCATTTATAGTAGATGTTGCTTTTTTGGCTATATCTATATTTATCCAATTATCACTTGATGCTATAAATAGTTACATAAACTCATTTTATCAGTTCTTTTCAAGTACTCGACAATTCTTCTGGGACGGAATCAGTCTTTGATTTACTATGATTTTTGACGCTATCGTTTTGTATTTCTCGAACGTACGATTATCGATACAAACAATACGAACCGCTTTCACCGAACCATTCCTTCTTGTGTTTTCTGGACTTTGGAATACCGCTAGATCTATATTCACCACAATACGAGAATCCGTCAAAAAAAAAATGATAGCTATTGTAGATTTCTTGTTTTTGTTTTTCACTGCTGATGGTAGGACAAAGATAGCTGAATGATTCACCGCTATGTTTTCTGATGTTGCTTGAATAATCAAATGAATAGTAAACGGCGTGATATGAGGGTTTGAGTGGATGGTCAACGGAGCTATAGATATGGTAAACACTCTTATTGACGCACTAAATCAAGTGAATATAGCTAGTGGTCTTACTGGAACGATGTCTAATATATGACGTGTTACTTTACCAAGATTTGCATCTGGTGGATTAGTAGATAATGGAGTAATGAGAGAATATGCACAACAATTTGCCACTGGTGGTATGGTCACTGGACCACAAGGTATTGATCGTGTGCCTGCTATGCTTACCGCAGGAGAGCTTGTTTTAAATAAATCACAACAACAGAACCTTGCAGGACAACTACAATGATGAGGCGGACAAAATATTTACATTACGTTCTCACCCCAAATGTATTGATCTAAGGAATGAATGGCGGAAGAAATGATGGATACTTTTATGAGAGAGTTCAAATCTCATACGACGTTTGAGAGTTTTTAGTTTTTATTCAAAAATAATATGCTACTAATCAGATGTCAAGATGTAGACATCACCCCCCACTACATATCTAGATCCCTATCCAGGAAAGAACAACTAAATAACCGTTCCAATACAGCCAGTATGCGTATAGTAGATTATCGTATAATGGAAAATCAGAGTATAGATATACGAGAATACGTGATACTGACCACCGCAACATCTATAACAGATACCGTATTGTTTGTTAGTGATCTACACACCGAATCAAACAAATTTTTGCCTGGCATGGAATTGAGACTGTGAGACGGTATAGGTACAGACATATATGCAATAATCGCCTCAATCGACACAACAAACAACACAATAATACTGACGGGTCAGATTTGATTTGCCCTTGCAGTACAAACAAAAATCCTTGTACGTTTTCGGTGATGAGTAGCAATAAATGTGTGAGAAGATCAATACTGAAAATGTAAAGGTTATGAATACCAAGTATCCATGTGTGACTATAAGAAATTTATGGATAGAGAGAACGTACAAGATACATTCCTAAACATGTACAGCAGAGAATTATTCTGACGTATACTGTATTTTTTCTGTGCAAGAGATTCTGAATTACTATTAGACGACTTCCAAACAAGTCGAACACAATCATGAGTGGCTCTACCAACAGCCAACGAAACAACCGACCGTATCCAGTGAACTAATAGCCAAAAGACGGGTATATCGTCAGCAGGTACGGCAACACGAACAAAAACAATCACAAGTAAAGATGTGTCTTGATACACCCATCTAAGACGACGGCGAAAAATCAAGACCGGTCACTGATCTAAAATGATCAGCATGAATGTACGTATATGATCGTCTCCTAGTGACTACCAACAACGGAACGTATCAAGGATTTGAACCGCTTATGAGGATTGCTGGAATTATGAATCAGTGTGACTTGATAGAAAGTTTACTACAGTAGGAACACCAAACCTTAATAGTATAACGTTCTTGCAGATAAATATTATCAGCAATAATTCTATACCTACATGATCAATACTGTTTGATGAAATGCCAGTTAGTACAGGATGATTTACGTTGAACGGTACACTAAGATGATGAAGAAAGTTTGAGGATGTCCGTATCCTACACCGCCGTCCAAGCGAAGTGATAGAGGATTTGTGTAAGATACAAGGCGATTTCCGACACGTAGACTATGAACGTGACTTGATCTATTACACAAAAAACGGGTACGAGTCAGCACCGTTTTCTCTCACCCCTACCTCTCCTAATTACTGATCTCTAGGAGTAGAGATAGACACAAGCGATCTAAAAAACCGTCAATTTGTCGTATGATGAGAAGCACCAGAACTTATAGAATACATACAGGACGAAATATCAGACGGAGAAGAAGAATCATATAGATTAGATTACAAGGCTAAAGACTTGAAAATATTAGTCAGTACAGATAATGGAATAACTTTCATAGAAAGAACCGTGTGAATAGAGAACCTCTGAGATCCTCTGGGTGTTGACTTTATAACGAATTTTCAAGAAAAGATAGTGAAATTATGATCATTTCCTAAATTATTATCTGGACATATATTGCGTCGTGCCTACTTCCCGTTCAAACCTGTTTCTTATCGTTTTTCTGATCTTACATCAGTGAATGCAATGAAGCTAGCTACATGATGAAACGGGTTCTATGATGGGGCTCTTATTATAGATAGAAACATAGAAACACAACAGCAAGCGTTCTTGCGTGCCAGGGCTGAGGTTGATCTATATAAGAATCCTCAAATAACCTGTGATTTTACAACAAATTACGACAACCTAAAAGCTGGTCAATTGATTACAATCATAGATCCAAACAGAAATCTAAATGATCAGTTCTTGATACAAAAGATTGACAGCAAACAAAAAGGCTGACTATATCGAGAGCATAAAGTGATCGCAACATCTAGCTTGTATGGTATTATAGAGTTCTTTCAATTATTGTTGAAGAAAACAGCAAGATTATATCTCAATCAAGAGGCTATCATATACATAGTCGTGAATGTCGACGAAGTGATACGTATACAAGATCAAGTGGCGTTGTTCCCTCTATCCAATACGTTCCGTGCATGAGATAAAACGAAAAAGGTACGAGATTTCATTTACGAGAAGTGAACCAGATCTAGTAATTGAGCAATCCTACCCCGTGGTAATTTGTGGGGCGTTTCTTTGGTGTGATGAGCTATCGGGTCAGTCAATTTCAATACCACTACAAGACACAATAACGGTACATCATTGAGGCTTACTTGTAGTAATATTCTAGCTCCAAGAGAAGTGATAGCATCACACCGTATACGTATGCCTATTGTTCCTGGTATGTGATACACTATGCAGTCGTGGTTTAGTTGCTGAGCTATAACCAATACATGAGTCCTAAGCAAAGCACAACTGATTCTAGATGAGTATGGGTCCAAGACAAGTACTGCTATTTTGTTCTCTAGAACTATTGATTTTGATATATCTAAACCATCAGACTTTCACCAAAAACAATTGCAACGGGCTACATGAATGAGTAGTACTTATGCTAATATCAGAGTTATCTTGACTCAGTGTACAGGGTCTATTGAATTTGCTGATATAATTGTTTATATAGATACACCGGACAGCTTTACTAATCCATGATCAGCAGATTTCAGTGAGGCGTCGTAGTTTTATTTCCTTTCCATAACAGATGAATACTATAGGAGAAATAGGACTACAAGCCAATTATAAGTTGACTATTTGTAGTGATGAGACATTGAAAAAAGTATGCAAAGAGACGAATCTCAGTGCTGATAAAGCATTTATCAATTACAAAGGAAAGTATAGAAATGATATAAAGAGTCGAGAATGACATAATCTAGTCCCTTTGGCGATTAGATCCTCTATAGCTACCCTTATATCTGGAACGACAGTGACCCCCAGCTTCAAGGCTAATTATATAGCTCTATGATCTGATAGCACACCACCTACAAACGCAGACATCATCTTGTGAGCGGAAACCATACGCAGATTGATATGAGATAGGAGATCGATAGATAACATAGTGTATTTGGATAAGAACTTCTGATCTGTAGAGGTTTGAGGAAATACCTACAACGAAATATGAGTATTTATTGATTGAACTGCTACAATTGACACTTGATTTCTTTTGAGTAGAATTTGAATAAACCAGACAATGCAAGCATTAGAGAATTTGACTATAAATATAACAATAACTATAATATAACTCTTTTACTTAAATCTTTTGTATACTATGTTTCGAGAGAAAGCAACCTTCACTAGTCTATTGCTATGACCTATATTATATGTAGGACTATCACCAGAAATCGTGTCTATTTACGCTATACTTATTTTTATTGATATTTTTACAGGTATTACCGCCAGCTATCTGGACGACAAAAAGAAAATCAAAAGCCAAGCAATGATCCGCTGAATAGCGACAAAGATGGGTTTATTTATGCTACCATTTATAATTGCTTTGGTGGTCAAATGATTGTGAGGTGATGGTGTAGAGTTACTTTCTCCCATGGTTGCCGTTACTTTGTCTGTACTGATTGCCAGTGAGGCGTACAGTATTATAGGGAATATCTATAATATCAAGACTTGAAAAAAAGTACCAGAGTTTGACGCTATCGAAGCTGTCATGACTACTACTCTCAAAACATTGAGAATAGTAACAGAAAACGCTACTAAGATAGAACAAAACAAAGAAAAGATAGACGAGATTGAAAAGAAAATTGATTAGTTTTAATTTCTTTTTAATTATGTTTAATGAATAATAAAGAAAAACTTCTAGCTCTTGCTCTTTTATTTGTCTACCTATATTTGTAATGAATCACGAAGAATATAAAAAGATCCGACTAGGAAAACGTGTAGACACCGATAACATACACGGCTTTCAGTGCGTTGATCTCGTTAAACATTATAT